AATAAGTGGCACAATTAAAATACCGAGTGGGTTGACTAACAGACCAAAACTTAAACTGTATATTGTTGAAAATAGTACAGAAACATTGATTGAAACTGTAACTGTAAAATCTGACGGAACATATACACTAAACCCAACAAAACATAACGCAACTTATAAAGTTGTTCCTGAGTTTAATACTTATTCATTATCTTCAACCGATTTTAATGATATTTTTTCTGAGTCACAGAATCAAAATACACCAAATAATTTACCAATTGGTTTGGTTTTAAATAATGGATTAAAAATGAGAGCAGGTGATGTTGATGATAGTGGTTATATTAACCTATCTGATGCTTATCTTGTTGGTGCTAATTTAAGTGGTATGTTACCATTTAGTGAAGTATTATGGTTTACCTCGTCTGATTACGATTCGATTAATATGACGAATTTTAGTACGATTCAATCATATGATTATTTTACAATTAACTTCACAAACACAAACGTCACCCTCAACATAAAATATATTGTCAAAGGTGACGTAGATTTGTCATCATCATCTAATTAACGTCAACAGATTGGATTTTTGTATATAGTGTAGATATTTCCGAACAAAATTCATAATCTTCGTTTTCTTCAAAAAAAGGTAAGATATCTCTTACTAAAACAATCGACTCTTTTCTATTAAATTTCAATTCAGTTTCCCATTGTAATTTATTAATCTTAGCGGACAATATTAAAATAACATTTTCCTTGTCCTTTCTTTTAAGACTATTAAATAATTTAACTATTGTTTTATATATTACTTCTTTATTTGATTTATAAAAACTACTGAAGTCTTTATATGGGTCTTTTATTGTTAATTTTTTTATTACGGTGTTTGGGTCTTTTTGATTTTCGTTAACCATGTTGATTGTCGTTATTTAAACAAATATCGTAAAAAAAATCAAAAATAAAAAATTAACTTTTGAAAAATTATTCATTAACAGTGTGTGCCCAATGAACTCTTACACAATTTTGAGGTAATCTATGGATGTGTCTGTAATTGTTGATGTATCCCATCATGTTACCACTACCAATTGCATTTGCTGAATGAATAACAACATCCACAACCGGTTTCCCATCCATCCACTGTTCCACCAACCACTTGGTACAATCCATTCCTGTTTTTTCCAAAATGTTATCATAATCCAATTCATAATGATGATAAACATTACGATGCCATTCTTCCATTGCAGTATCACCCAAATCGTGGTCAAGAGAAATTAGTTCAATATTCTCTAATCCAATTTCACTAATATTTTTTATAAATTCTTCGTAAGAACGAACAACAACCCAATTCTCCATATCAACTGGAGTTCTTACATCATCTAAATAAATTCTTGTTTTCATTTGTTTTTTTTTACTAATTTTTTTAATCTCGTTTAAATGGTTTAGAATATGTTGGATATAGTAATTTCCAAATCAATTGGGAATAATCTTTATCGTCCAACATATTAAATAAAATTCCCGGATGTTTATGACGTTTGGCATATTCAGCAAAAACCCCACGATTTTCAATATCGGGAGCTCTATTGATTATTTTAAAAATCCATTTATATTCACGTTCAAGAGTTTCATATTGAGTGATAAAATTTTCTTTTGTTTCTTTAACCCAATCATAAAATTCATCAGGTACTTTTTCAATGATATCATCCAATGGCATCCCGTCTTTTAGGTATTCCCATATGTCACGATTGGAGATGTTGGTTAGTATTCTATGTAAACGAACATACTCTTCAAACTTTATTTTTATTCTAAAATTTGATGGGTAAAATCGTATCACAAAACCTTCACTATTTGGTGTGTTCAGTTGTTTGTAAACATCAAATGTGTTTTTATTAAATGTAACCATAGTGGAATTAACAACATCTGATTCATTGATTCCTGATGAATGGAATATTGCAAGAGATGTTTGCCAATTCAATTCTCCTTCTGTTGGGGTTGTAAGTGAAAGAAATGTAATTTTTTCACACCCATAATCAACGACAATCCTGTTTTCAGGATAAATTATTTCACACAAGTAAGTAAACTCTTTGTGGAATTTATTTAAATCATATTTTGATTTTAAAATTTCTAAACCACGTAAAGCTTGTTCTGACATAAACGAACCTCTTGTTGCCATTATCCATTCATTATCATAGAAAAATAAAATACCTAATGAACCATCCATTTTTTCTTGAACGTAAGCATATTCGCTATCCCAAGGAATTAAATTCTTATCAATAACTTCTTCATAGTTAAAGAACTTACCAAATGGTTCTACAATAACATTCCCTTGAGAATCGGTAATAAGACCTCTACAACGCAAAGTTATATCATCCCATAAAGATTCATATTGTACTTTTGGTGAATAGTTCCAAATTAACAAATCTTTAATGGGGTGGGTTTGTTTTTGTAACAACCCATCCTCGTAATATTTTTGTAATTGATTAATCATAACTTGACCTCAAAACGGTTTTTCATAATTTCTAATTTATCATCAGGGACACCATGTACATTATTTCCACCATGTCTATTTTCAACAATGAGTGTATGTACTCGATACCCATATCTTTCCGCCATTTCAATATACGGTTTCATTTCCCACTCTTGTGTGAAAGTATTTGAAACAACAACTCTTACAACACCGTTCATCATTAAGTTTGCACATCGTTGTTGACAATCATTATGAGCTTCTTTTAACTTTTCAGGTAAAAAGTTATATGTACCGTCAGGTTCAGTGAAATAATCGTCAGCAGATAACGGTTTTAGGTTATTATTTGGCATATATAATACAACCTCACCTAAAGTAGATTTACCTGAACCTGGTAAACCTCTAAGTAGAATTAAATCTTTTGGAAAACCCATAATTGTGATATTTCTACAAATATACAAAAATTTTTCTGAACAACCAAAATAAAAAATCCCCCAACGGTGTGTTGGGGGATATGGTCATTTTGTGGTTTCAAGGCCACGGACTAAAAAACGAGAGGATATCGGCAAAGATGTCCCTATGTGAATATAAATATATATGATTTTTAGAAAAGTGTAAATATTTAACCTCTTTTTCTAAAAATTTTTATTTCACCGTCTTTAAATTTTAATGTGACATTTTCGTTTTCTTTAATTTCTTTACGTAAAATCACATCACTAAGGAAATCTTCACAAAGATTTTGAATTATTCTTTTGATTGGTCTAGCACCATAATCCTCTTGGATGTTCAATTCAGATATCCTTTCCACAATTGTTTTATCAAAAGTTATTTTAAAGTTTTTTTCTTTTAATCTTGAAATCAATTTATTTAATTCAAGTTCAATAATTTTATATATCGACTCTTTGTTCAATGAATTAAAACTAATAATATCGTCAATTCTATTTAAGAATTCGGGGTTAAAATGTTGTTTTAATGATTTTTGAACGATTGATTTTTTAACTTCATATGATTGAGAATCACTAAATGACGTATTAAAACCAACACCCTTTCCAAATTCTGAAACTTTTTTTGCACCAATGTTTGATGTCATAATTACAATTGTATTTGTAAAATTGACTTTACGACCAAACGAGTCTGTTAAATGACCTTCGTCTAATATTTGGAGTAAGATATTGAAAACATCTTTGTGCGCTTTTTCAATTTCATCAAACAACACCACTGAAAATGGGTTATTTTTGATTTTTTCAGTTAATTGACCTCCCTCATCATAACCAACATAACCCGGAGGTGAACCAATTAATTTTGCAACATTATGTTTCTCCATGTACTCACTCATGTCAACTCTAATAACTTTATCAGAATCACCAAAAAGAACTTCCGCAATTGTTTTTGCTAAATATGTTTTACCAACACCCGTTGAACCTAAAAATATAAATGAACCGATTGGTTTATTTGCATCTTTTATACCTACACGATTTCTTCTTATTGATTTTGAAATTATACCAATAGCATCATCTTGTCCGATAACCTTAGATTTAATTCTTTCTTCAAGTTTAAGAAGATTATCAACCTCGTTATTGTCAACTTTAGAAATCGGAACACCAGTAATTTGTGAAACCATCTCATAAACATCATCAACACTAACAGGTGTTTTATTATCTTTTTGGGTTTCTAACCATTTATTTTTTTCTTCTTCAAGTTTAGATAGAATTTTCCTTTCCTCGTCTCTCAACTTTGCCGCTTGTTCGTAGTTTTGGTTTTTTACTACTTGAATTTTCTTTTCTTTTATTTGGTCAGATTCTTTTTTTAATTTTTCAATAGATTCGGGAATTTTTGTATTAATCTTCTTATCGGAACCTAATTCATCTAGTATATCAATCGCCTTATCGGGAAATTGTCTATCTGTAATATATCTTGATGATAGGTTTACAATAGTCTCAGTCACACCATCTTCATAATGTACTTTGTGAAAATTTTCATAGGAATCCTTTAAATTGTTTAGTATTTGAATTGTGTCATCCTTTGATGGTTCTTTTAAGATTATCTTTTGAAATCTTCTAACCAGTGCGGCATCTTTTTCGATATGTTTTTTAAACTCATCAAATGTAGTTGCACCAATACATTGGATTTCACCTCTCGCTAATGCGGGTTTTAGGATATTTGCGGCATCCATAGAACCACTCGCATTACCAGCACCAACCATAGTATGTATTTCATCAATAAAGACTATTACATTTGGTTCATTTTGAAGTTCATTAAGAATTGCTTTAATTCTTTCTTCAAATTGACCCCTATATTTAGTTCCTGCAACTAATGAGGTTAAGTCTAAGGACATTATTCTTTTATCCAACAAGTTTGATGGACACTCTCCTTTAGTGATTAACAACGCCAATTTTTCAACTAATGCTGATTTACCAACACCAGCATCACCGACAATTACTGCGTTATTTTTTTTCTTTCTCGATAGAATCTGCGCGATTCTTTTAACTTCAGATTCTCTACCGACCACTGGGTCGATTTTACCTTCTTCCGCTAACTTGTTTAAATCTCTTGAGAAATTGTCAAGTATTGGGGTTGTTGAACCTTTTCTTGTTTTTTTTGGGTTTGATACATTACCCTCTTCAAAAAAATCTACGGACATCTTTAATTTTGTTTTTTGTAAGTATACGAAAAATTATATCAAAAAACAAATTGATGTCACTTTTACAGGTATATAAAAATAAAAACAATATACGGTTATTTACTTAAATTGATGAAACCCTGTTTTTTATTTGATATTTATTGTTTATATTGTTTCAAATAAATTATTATAATGGGAATTATTTCTGAAAAAATTGAAGGTACGATTATTGAGGTAGAAATATCCTCTTCGAATCTTAAAGGTGCAAAATACAACACTGATGATAAGAATCTTTTGGTGGAATTTAATAATGGTGCTATTTATGAGTATGAAAATGTCCCGTGGGAAATATTCACCAAATTTAGAATGGCGGAATCTCAAGGTTCATTTTTCAGTAAAAACATATCAAGAACGTACAAATACAAAAAAGTAAAATGAGTTTAATTGATGAACTAATAGAAGATATGAATAAGGATAAAGAAATAATTAAAAGTTTTATCCCAAAAGATTCTTTATCTGAAGAGATTTTTGATAAAGAAGGTGATTCATATGTTCTAAAAGAAGAAATTAGAGAAAAACTTTTAGAGAATACTAACGAATTTTTAAGTTTTCTTGGTATTGATTTTTTTATTTATGATATTCACTTTACAGGTTCATTAGCAAATTACAATTGGTCTAATTATTCTGATTTAGATATTCACATTATGGTGGATTTGGATGAATTTAGTAATGAAACCGAAACATCGAAAGTTTACAACGATATTGTTAGAGAATTTTTTGAATTAAAAAAGAAATCGTATTTAAAAAACAATATTATCAAAATAAAAGGTTTTGACATTGAATTTTATGTTCAAGATATAGATGAGGAGGGAGTTTCTTCAGGTATTTATTCAATATTAAATAATGAATGGGTTATTGAACCCAAAAAAGGTGAACCCAAAATTGATGAGAATAAAATATTAAATAAGGGTGAAGAATTTTCTAAAAAAATAGATGAACTCTATAAAAGAGCATCTGAAAATGAAAATGTGATAGACGAAGTTAACACATTAAAAAATAAAATTAAAAAATTTAGACAATGTGGTTTAGAAAAGGGTGGTGAATACTCTTATGAGAATTTAACATTTAAACTACTTAGAAGAAATGGGTATATTGAAAAACTAATGTCAATAAAAAGTAAGGTTCGTTCTAAAAAATTGTCCCTTCCATAATAAAAAACAATAAATTTTTTCCATATATGCATGTATTTATAGGATACAAAGAATAATATATTATTAATATTTAAAAGAAATGGCAGACATTAAACCATTAGGAAGTGAAAAACTTCAAGGTGACGATAAACTTAAGCGTATCCTTGAGTTAACATATTATGGTAATGATAAAAAATCATCAACCACCAAATCATCAACATCAAATACCGAATACTTATCGGAATCAATTAACGGATTTAAATACGGTATTGTAAAAGAAAAAGACGGTTACTACGTTAAAAAAGGTTTGAATGAAAATTCACTTGATTATATTGGTGGTCTTTTTATGAAAAATAAAAATAGATTCAACTCATATGCCGAATCACTTAAAAGACTAGAACTATTAAGTGGTGGGGAATTAAACGAAGCAACCAAGTATGTTTTAAAACAAAAATCATCTACGGAAGCTACACCTGACATGTCAACAATGGGTGATAATGTTCCACCACCAACTGATATGCCACCAGTACCAGAAGAAGTACCTTCACCCGAAATGGGAATGGAAGAACCTCCAATGGGTGGTGAAATGGGTGCAGAAGAACCATCTATTGATGGGGCTAAACCATCTGATTATATGTCTGAAGTCCAAAAATTTTCAGGTAAGTTAGGTCAAGAATTGAGAGACCAAAAAGACAAAATGGAAAGTGATGATATTAAGTATGTTCTTAATATGATTATTTCCGCTGTTGATTTAGACAAACTTGACGATGAGGACATCGAAGAAATCGGTAAAAAATTCAACAGAGAAATTGAAGATGATGCTGATATGAGTGATGAAATGTCAGATGTTCCCGCAGATGATGATACAACACCATCCGAACCAACCAGCGATGAAGAGATAGGTGAAATCCACGCAATGGACAAATTGGAAACATTTATTAACACACCCATGTCAACAGATGAAGAAATTAATTTATCTAAATATGCTGATTTAGGTGGTGCGGTAGATGAAACCAAAGAAATTGATTTGGATGAAATAAAACATGAAATTAACAAAAGTATCGCTGAGACTTTAGGTAAATACTTTAAGTAAAATGCGTTTAATATTTGTCAATGAAATAGGAACCGATTATAAGGGTCAAAAACAGTATGAATTCATTTTTAGTGATGAATCTACCGAAATTGACATGGACGAATGGTTTGACGTACCTGCATCATCGACATCAAGTTCTAAATCACCCAACATAGAATATATTGACCAAGTTGGTCTATTAAAAGACACCGACATAGTTTTTGAATTAATACAAAATTCTGACTATTTCGGTGTTATTGATGCTGTAGACGGTATAATCGCTATAGCATGGGAAAAATCAAACTTCGATTTAGAAGAAGATAGGTTATTTTTCCGATTTGGTGAAACATATGAAAATGTTTCAAAAAAATTAAAAGAAAGAGGTATTTCTCTTGAAAAGAAAGAATTAAATTTCAAACAATCATGAATAGAAAATTAATCATTGAAAAATTATTAAGAGAAGGTTTTACAGAAAAAACTCTTTCTCGTTTAAGTGATAAAGAATTAAACACTTTATCAAGTACTGTTCTAAAGGAAAACACCATGATGATTCCTAAAGATAAAGTACAGGATATCGAAGCTGCGAAAAAAAATAAACAAACATTTGTGGCTTACGAGGAAAAGGATGTTAACGAAGAAAAACCATCGTCTGAATTTTCAAAAGAAAAGAAAAGTAAAATAGTTAAAAAAGGTGAAGATGTTGAAAAGAAAGTTGAAGAAAGTGTTTCAGATGTTGAAGAATGGGTGTTAGATTTGGCAGAATCAAAATATTCTCAATTTACATCTAAAAAAGACATCATGAACATTATTAGTGAAAAAATGGAAACACTTAATCCTATGCCATCATCAAAACCTAAAAAGGGACACAACGGTGTTCCTGAGTTTATGACATACGATTCAATCATTGCAACTCAACCCGCACCCGCAAAACCTGATGTTGACACACCAGTTAAACCAAAAACACCAGAAAAACCATCTAAACCAAGAACTCCTTATCAACCTGGACCAGGCACAGACCCTAAACCAAAGGCGTTAGCTGAAAAGAAAAAGAAATAAAATGGAATTTAGAAAAAAGGATTTATTATCTTTGTTAAAAGAAGATATAACAGAAATGCCAATGGATTTTGACACACCCGATAGACCTTATCAGGGTATACAAACAAAATTGTCCCAAGGGGACACACCACTTAAAAAAGTTCCATTACCTCAAACAGGTGATGAACCAAATAAAAACTTTCAAGAACTATTAGCGTCTGAAAGATATAAACAAGTAATTGCTAAAGTTAGAGAATATACAGGTGTACAAACACCTATCAGGGGTGAAGAAGGTGTAATGCCACTCGCTCAAATGATGATGTCGGCACACAATGAAATTATAAGTACCGAAAGAAATCACAGAGAAGCGTTAGAGAATTTAGCTATTGAATTGGTTAAGAAAGAAATGTCAATTCCTGACGATGCTTTACAATTTGACGCTAAAATTGTTGGTTTGGGTGAAATTGATACAGAAAACTTTAACAGAGAAAATAATCAAGAGGAAGAAAACATGAGTGAAGTTGAGGTTGAAGAGGATTTGGCCGACGATTTAGCTACCATGAATTTAGAGAAAGCAAAAAGAAGATTAATCAACAATATGATTCAAGGTGCGTCCAAAAAAGGACATTACATGTATCATTATGTTGCGGAAAAAATTAGAGAAATTACAGGTTCCGAAACATTACTTAATCAATACGGTATATTAATGTCAATTAATGATACTTTATATTGGCAATTAAGTGATGAAACCATGAAAATGATGATGGGTGGACCCGGTGGTGGAGGTAGTGTAGGTGGTAAAGAAGAAGTGAGAAGAAATACGAACCCACCAACAATTGTTGCTCGAGGTATAAACTTCCCCGTACTCGTACATGAACTAATAAAAGGTGTCATGGAGTTATTTGCAATTCAGGGAAGACCATCAGATGAAGAAGGTAATGAAGACCCAAGATGGTCAGAGATTGAACAATCTGAGGATACATTAGAAAAAGAAATGTGGGATTTAAGATTAGGTCCAGCAATATGGGATAGAATTAGAAGACAATTCCCCGAAGAAATATTACTCGATGAAAATAAATTTGAATTACAAAACTATTTAATTGTTAGTATTTTCAAACTACCAGCAAGAGAATTTTTGGTATTCATGAAAGAAGTGATATCAGGTTCAGAAACAGGTAAAAGATTCATGGGTGAGTTATTACAAGGTATTGACCAAATGTTTAAAGACCAAGATTACCAAGACGCAATTTCACAATTCCGCGATGACTTGGAAGATGTCTCAGACAATACTGATGACGATGATTTAGGTGATTTCTTAGGTGGTTTGGGTATCCGACTATCTGACGATGATTAATGAATAATTAGAAGACAATTAGAAGGGAGGTTTTTACCTCCCTTTTTTTGTATTTATATATATGAGTAATCAAAAAATAGAACAGTTAAAGGAATATGCTCGTATTATGAAGGATACTCCTTATGCGTTAAAAACGTATTTACAGACATACGACAACACACAGAAAAAATATGTTCCATTAGAATTATTTTCTGACCAAATACAATTGTTGAAGGATTACGAAATTTATAATGAGAACATAACAAGAAAATATAGACAGGCCGGTGTTACCACAGTAACAGCGGCGTGGGTATCAAAAAAATTACAATTAGCAAAACCCGAAAATCCAGAAAGAGTTCTCGTAATTGCAAACAAAAAAGATACCGCCGTTGAAATGGCGAATAAAATTCGACAATTTTTAGACCAATGGCCGGACTGGCTCAATGTTGGGTTTTCACCTGATAAAAATTCAGAAAGTAGATTTAGATTAAATAATGGGTGTGAGGTAAAAGCGGTAGCAACGTCTGCGGATGCGTTACGTGGTTATACTCCAACAATACTTATATTTGACGAGGCTGCATATATTGAGGCGGGTGACGATTTTTGGGCAGCATCTATGGCATCTTTGTCAACAGGTGGTAAGATTATTCTTATTTCAACACCTAATGGTTTTGACCCAATTTATTATGGAGTATACGACCAAGCAATTAGAGGGGTAAATGATTTTCATATAACCGATTTAAGGTGGTTTAAAGACCCAAGATATACAAAAGATTTAAGGTGGGTTAAATGTGGTGATATCGTCCATTATATGTTGAATAGAGAACAATATAATGATGATGAAGTTGTGATGACCGATTTTGATATTACCAACTACAAGCAATATGAGGAAGATGGGTTTAAACCACTTTCATCTTGGTTTGAATCAATGTCTAAGAAATTTAAATTTGATAGACGTAAAATAGCTCAAGAATTAGAATGTGATTTTTTAGGTTCAGGTGATGGTGTAATTCCATCGGAAGTTCAAGACAACATTGTTAAGAATATGTTGAGAGACCCTAAAGAAAAATATATGCAAGGTACTTTTTGGCAATGGAAAGAACCAGTTCAAGGTCATAGATATATCATGGGTGTTGATGTTAGTAGAGGTGATAGTGAAGACTTTTCTTCAATCAATATTATCGATTTTGACGAAAGAGAACAAGTTGCAGAATATATTGGTAAAATACCACCCGATGATTTAGCTTCGGTTGCATACAAATGGGGTATATTATATGAGTCATTCATTGTTGTCGATATTACTGGTGGTATGGGTGTTGCAACATCTAGAAAACTACAGGAATTGAACTATAAAAATCTTTATATTGATGGTATAAACACAAAAAATATTTGGGAGTATAATTCAAAAGCAATGGAAAAGATTCCGGGTTTGAATTTTAATAACAAAAGAACCCAAATTGTTGCAGCATTTGAAGAACATTTAAGAAAAGGATTTCAAGTTAGGTCAACAAGATTGATGAACGAACTAAACACGTTTGTTTACATTAATGGTAGACCTGACCATATGAAAGGTGCTCATGATGATGCAATTATGAGTATGTCTATGGCATTATATGTTGGGGATTTATGTTTCAGTCAATTACAAAAAAATGAAAACGCTAATAAAGCAATGTTGGAGTCTTGGACATTATCTGAAAGGACGTATGAACCAAATAAATCATTTTACTCATACGGAACAGCTTTCGACCAAATAGGGTCAATGTCATTAGATGGTCAATCAATAATACCTCAACAACAAAATGCAACTAAAGAACAATATGCTCAATATTCATGGTTATTTGGTAAAAAAAGATAACCATTTATTATAAAACAATTTTTAATTATATTCCAATAAACTATTTATACTTATGGCAGACACTAATTTGACGGTATTTCAAAGATTAACAAGAATGTTTGGGTTTCCTGGTAAACCAACACCGGAACAAGCTCCGTCGTTTAATTTCGATAAAGAACAAATTTTAAAGACAAGTAGTCGAGAAGAGTATGAGAAATCAATGTTACAAGGACAACAAAGTCAGTACATTGCAGATAAATGGACAAAACTAGAACAATCATTATATAACCAATCTGTCTATTATGAACCAAACAGATTATCAGCTTATTATGATTATGAATCCATGGAATTTACTCCTGAGATTTCCGCGGCGTTAGATATCTACGCTGAGGAATCCACTACTTTATCTGAAAAAGGTGAAATACTCACCATTTTTTCAGAATCAACAAGAATAAAATCAATACTCGAAGATTTATTTTTAAACAAATTAGATTTAAATACAAATCTTCAGATGTGGGCTAGAGGTACCTGTAAGTACGGGGATAACTTTGTTTATTTAAAAATAGACCCCGAAAAGGGTATTGTTGGTTGTCAACAATTACCAAACATTGAAATCCAAAGACTAGAGGGTAAAGAAAGTAAAACACCAAATCAACAAAATGCAATGCAAATGCCGTCGAGGGAATTAAGATTCCTATGGAGTAACAAAGATTTGGAATTTCAAGCATGGGAAATTGCACATTTTAGACTTTTGGGTGATGATAGAAAATTACCATATGGTACTTCAATGTTGGATAAAATCAGAAGGATATGGAAACAATTGTTATTAGCGGAAGATGCAATGTTAATCTATAGAACAACAAGAGCACCTGAAAGACGTGTATTTAAAGTATTTGTTGGTAACATGGATGACAAAGATATTGAGGCGTATGTACAACGTGTGGCTAATAAGTTTAAAAGAGACCAAGTTGTTGATTCAAGAAATGGTCAGGTAGATATGAGATATAATCAAATGGCGGTTGACCAAGATTATTTTATACCGGTACGTGACCCAGCTCAAACAAACCCAATTGAAACCTTAGCAGGTGCACAAAATTTAGGTGAAATCGCCGATATTGAATATATCCAAAAGAAAATGTTAGCAGCACTTCGTATTCCTAAAGCGTTTTTAGGTTTTGAAGAAGTTGTTGGTGATGGTAAGACTTTAGCATTAATGGACATCCGTTTTGCTAGAACAATTAATAGAATACAAAAATCACTTATTCAAGAGTTAAATAAGATTGCATTAATTCACTTATATCTTCTTGGATTAGAGGATGAATTAGATAATTTTACACTTTCATTAACAAATCCATCTGCACAGTCAGATTTGTTAAGAATAGAACAGTGGAAAGAAAAAGTAGTATTATATAAAGACGCAACTTCAGACCAATCTCAAGTTGGTATTTTACCTGTTTCACACACATGGGCTAAGAAAAATATTCTTGGTATGAGTGATAGTGAGGTAATTCTTGATTTACAACAACAAAGACTTGAAAGAGCAATTGGTTTTGAATTAACAAATACACAAAATGTGATTAAACGTTCAGGTATTTTTGATGATGTTGATTCTAAATATGGTGTCCCTGAAGAAGAAAGACAACAGGGTGGTGAAACACCGG